AGTGAAAGAATGTAGAAGAGTGCCAAGAATTAGCCCACCTCCACCTGCATTTGCTGAATTAATTAATATGTGTATACAATTAGGTGTTATGTCCACAGAATCTTTTAATACCAGGAATTTTGACCCAAAGATAAGTTATTGGACAGAACTAAAAGAAAAATATATGAAAGAAAACCCTGATATTATTACACTGGATAACTACGAGGATAAAAAATGATAGAAGCTGTCGTAGGATTACTGATGTTTATTAACGGAGAGATTAAAGAGGCACGTTTGCAAGACTCGATGGCAATGTGTTTGCGCGGGAAACGCGAAGCGGAGAGAACTTTTTCAGAATCTGTTACTTACAAATGTTGGAAAGGTAAGGCAGAATTAGAGGATAACATAGATGGCTCGAAATCAATCAAAAAACTCATTATTGAATAATTTAAAAAAAATTAATAGGTTTGCACAAATGCTCAGAGATGATAGATTTAGGCAACACAGATTAAACAGTAAAAAAATATATAATAGGAAAAAATATAAAAATGAATCTTACACGTAACTTCACTCTTTCAGAGCTTATTAAAAGCGACACTGCTATACGTAGGGGCATCAATAATAATCCTAATGCAGAACAGATAGAAAAATTAAAAACATTGTGTGAAAAAATTTTACAACCGGTACGTGACCATTTTGGCAGAGTTAAGGTGACCAGCGGTTTTCGTAGCCCAGAATTATGTCAAGCTATAGGAAGTTCTGTTAATTCACAGCACGCAAAGGCCGAGGCCGTTGACTTTGAAGTTATTGGTGTGGATAACTGTGAACTCGCTGATTGGATACATAGAGAGTTAGAATGGGATCAATTGATCCTTGAGTACTATGTTTTAGGGGAACCCAACTCGGGCTGGATCCATTGCAGTTATACTGAAGGTATGCCTAGAAAATCTTTTTTACACGCGTACAGAGAAGATGGTAAAACAAAATATAAACCTATCATAGGTAAGGCAGTAGATTTATTTGTCTAAATGATAAAAGAATTTAGTGTTAAATTTCCAATATATAAAACAAAATTTTTTGAGCACGAAAATTTAAAAAAATCTTTAATAGAAAAAATTAACGCAAGTAATTTTAATGACAAAAATTACAATGACGATGCAATAGATAAATTTGATTGGAAAATATCAAAAGACTTTGAACGTGATTGGGTAAAAGAAATAATAGCACCTATTTATAGCCAGTTAAACGTTTTTGCTAAAAAAATGGGTTATAAAAAAGTTATCTTAAATGACATATGGTTTCAAAAATATAAACAAAATAGCGTTCATGGTTGGCATGTCCATGGAGATAACTATAGCGGAGTTTATTATTTAAAATTACCCACTAATCATATGAGTTGTTATACTCAATTTTTATATCCTGATAACTTAAACAGACGTTTTAGGTTAGACGCAAATGAAGGAGACATCTTATTTTTTCCATCTTTTTTGATACATAGAGCCCCTCCTTTACAAACCACAAATAATAAAATTATTATTTCATGGAATTGTATGTTTGATGGAGTTGACGAAAAATACACTCAAGATAAAGAAAATATTGAATTTATTAAGATATAGGTAAGACTGTATACTAAAGCCTAAAAATGTTATAATATCAGCCCAAATAGGAGAATTATGCCACTAAATAAAAAAGGTAAAAAAATAATGAAATCTATGAAAGACCAATATGGTGAAAAAGAAGGTAAAGCCGTATTCTATGCCTCTAAGAATAAAGGCACAATAAGTGGTGTAGAAAAAAAAGTTACTAAAGCAGCTATGGGTAGAGCTATGTTTTCTCAAACAATATCTAAAGCTCCTGGCAAAGCTCAAAGAGAAGAAAAATATATTGGATCATATATAAAATCAGAAATAGACGGTAAATACATATCAAATAAAAGTTATGAAAGTTACTATGGCGATATGTTGAAAGGATTTAAATAATGTATAAAAAAATGTTGTTAGGTGGATTACTAACAAAAGGAATTAAAGCTAGTTATAAAGCTTATAAAAAATCTGGTGGAAGAAAAATATCTGATATCATGAAATCTGGGGTAAGAGGAGCAGGAAAGAGAAAAGACGCAAAAACAGATTTAAAATATGGTATCAAATTACATGGCTCTGGAAAATTAAGTAAAAGAGACATACAAAAACTAAGGAGCTACGAACCAAAATGAAAAAAAGAACTATTAAAATAAAACCAGTAGGTATGGTATTTAAAGTTGAAAAAAAACTAGCAGGTGGTTTGTTAAGAACTGGAATAAAAGCTGCTGTTAGATCAGAACCTTTTAGAAGATTCAAGAAAAAGTTAGCAGCTCAAATAAAAAAAGCCTATGATCCTGAAATAAAAAAAAGGACAGGAGCAGCAAAATCAGAAATAAAAGGCTTACGTAAATTAGACACTCAAAGACTCAAGGCTAAAGAATTATTAAATATGACTCAGTTTGTTTTAGGTCGATCTAGAAAAGCAGGTGTGAAACGAACTACTCAAGAAATGAGAAAAACAAGACGAGCTTTAATAAATTATGTTAAAAACGAAGGTAAGAAAGCAAAAGCAATGTTTGATAAACAATCAGCTAGAAAAAAAGGTATAAAATTAAACAGTAAAGGTGGCATACAAAATGTTGCCAACAAATTAAAAAAAGCATCAAAAGCACATGCTGCACAAGCTGTTACATTAGAAAAAATTGCTAAGAAAAGCACGGGTGGTATGGCAGATTATTATAAGGATATTTTATAATGGCGACTTCAGGAACTACAGCATTTAATTTAAATATTGATGATATTATACAAGAGGGTTATCAAAGATGCGCAGTTAGAACTAACTCAGGATATGATCTAAAATCTGCGAGAACTTCTTTAAACTTACTTTTTGCAGAGTGGGGTAATAGAGGTATCCATTTATGGAAAGTAGAACTGGATGAGAATGCGCTTGTTTCTGGTCAAGCAGAATATTCTGTTACATCAGATGTAAGTGATGTTTTAGAGGCCTTTATATCTTCCACATCTATAACTGCTGAGAGTTCTTCTACACAAGATGTGTCATTAACAAAAATTGATAGATCAGCATATGCTGCATTACCAAATAAACTTTCTACTGGTACTCCGTCACAATATTACGTTGAAAGACAAACAACACCAAAAATATATTTATACCAAGCACCCGATCTTAATACTTATACACATGTTAAATATTATGTAATTAAAAGAATTGAGGACGCAGGTGTATACACTAATCAAGCAGATGTGGCTTATAGATTTTTACCATGTATGTGTGCAGGCTTGGCATATTATTTGGCAATGAAAGTTGCTCCACAAATGGTTCAACAGAATAAATTAATATATGAAGACGAATTAAAAAGAGCATTAGATGAAGATGGTCAAAGAACATCTACATTTATAACCCCTCAATCATTTTACCCTACGAGTGTTTAATTATGGCTAAATTTGCGACAGGAAAAAATTCAAAAGCCATATCTGATAGATCAGGTATGGAGTTTCCTTATGTAGAAATGGTAAGAGAGTGGAACGGTTCATTAGTGCATATATCAGAGTTTGAGCCTAAACATCCTCAAATTAGAAGAAGAAGAACTGTTGCAGATGCTATTGCTTTACAAAACTCAAGAGTAATGAAATTTCAACAACCAACTGATATAAGTGGTGTTCAAGCAGATTCTGGCGGAGCATCTGTTGGTATAGCAGATTTAACTTTACCTGGAAATTTTGCTTTTTTAACGCAAGGCACATCAGCAATGAAACCAGCAAATCCATCTTTGCAAAATAGAAGAAGACAATTAGATGCCTTATTAGGTTCAATAACGGTGAGTATTACATAATGGCTATAACACATTCAAATTTTTTGACCCAAGTAAGAAACTATACTGAAGTTGATAGTAATGTTTTAACAGATGCTATTATTCAAGATTTTATAAGATCAGTTGAATTAGATGTTGCTGGTAAGGTTGATTATGATGATTTAAGAAAGTATGCAACGTCAACATTCACAGCTGGAAACAGAGCTGTTTCGATGCCTTCAGACACATTAATATTAAGATCAGTTGAACATGTAGCTTCTGGTGTAAGAACATTTTTAGAAAAAAGAGATATAAGTTTTATAACTGAGTTCAATAGCACAGGGGCACAAGGAACACCAAAATACTTTGCAAACTATGATGATTTTAATATATTAGTCGCTCCTACTCCTGCGGCTGCAGATACAGTTCAAATAAATTATATAAAAGACCCACCTAATTTCACATCTACGAATAATACTTATTTGTCTACTTACCAAGAATCAATGCTTTTACACGGAGTTTTATCTGAGGCATTTAGGTTTTTAAAAGGTCCTATGGATCTATACAACCTCTATAAAACAAAGTATGATGAAGAGATACAGAATTTTGCTCTACAACAAATGGGCAGAAGAAGACGTGCGGAGTATGATGATGGTGTACCAAGAGTTAAGGTAGCCTCTCCATCTCCAAACACAACAAGTTAAGGAGAACAATTATGGCAATAACAACTAATGCAATTTGTGATAGTTTTAAAAAAGAATTATTACAAGGCAAACATGACTTTGATACATCGTCTGATACATACAAACTAGCGATGTTCACAAGTTCAGCAACTTTAGGTAAGTCAACAACAAATTACGCAACTACAAACGAAGTTTCATCACCATCAGGATACACTGCTGGCGGAAAAGCTTTAGTTAATCAAGGAGTAAAAGTTTCATCTTCAGTTGCTATTACTGATTTTGCTGATTTATCTTTTGTAGGTGTAACTCTTACGGCAAGAGGTGCATTAATCTACAATACAACTACAGACGGTGGTTCAGGAACTACTGATGCAGTAGCTGTATTAGATTTTGGCGGTGATAAAACTGCAACGTCTGGAACTTTTACAATTCAGTTCCCTGCGTTCACAACATCTGCAGCTATTTTAAGATTAGCATAAGGACTGTAATGAATGTCAAATACATGGGGTGCACTTGAATGGGGAGCTGGTAGTTGGGCAGCACAAGGTGATGTCGGACTTACCGTAACAGGAATAAGTGCATCCTATAGTATTGGCAATGTAACAGTAGACAACGAAATTCAAATAGGTTGGGGTGGTGACACCTGGGGTGAAAATGAATGGGGTGATTTATCTGGCTCTCAACCAACAATAACAGGAATAAGCGCATCATTTAGTATTGCATCCGTTACTCAAACTGGAGATGCAAACGTAGAAGTTTCTGGAGTATCTTTATCATCTTCATTAGGAGGAGAAACAGCAGGAATATCATTCCTATTTGAAGCGACTGGTTTATCATCTTCGATATCTGCAGGTAGCGCAGTTATAGGCATAGGAGTACCTGTCACTGGTTCATCTGCTACCTCAAGTATTGGAGCAGCTACAGTTGACGAATCAGAATTAACGGGTATTGGTTGGGGTAGAAGGACTTGGGGTAATTTATCTTGGGGTCAAGCTTTCTCTGTTGCACCAACGGGACAACAATTAACTTCAACAATTAATTTCCCTGCTGCTAATGCATTTACAGATGTAACAGTATCAGTAACTAGCGCAGGTCAGTTAAGCTCTACTTTTGGAACTTTTTCGATTCAAATAGATCAGGACATAACAGTTTTTGCTTCAGAGGATCAACTAGATTTTACTATAGGAAGTTTAGGATTTGTAGGCGATGCTAATGTGACAGTCACAAGTGCTGGATCATTGACAGGCTCAATGGGTAATACTATAGCTGGTTTAAAAACTCCAGTTGATGTAACTGGAATCTCAGCTTCATTTACATTAGGGTCTATCAACTTAGTTCAGACTACTACTGAATCACCAACAGGGGTTCAAGCTACTATGTCCCTTGGACAACATTCTGAAATCCCTGGCCAAATAATAGGTGTTTCAGGACAGCAATTATCAGGTTCAATAGGGTCAGTTACTGTTACTGGAACTGCAGGTATAGATGTAACAGGCATACAAATGTCAGCATCTGTAGGAATTGTTAATCTAACACCATGGCAAGAGGTAGATCTTGGAGTAAATAATACTTGGACTACAGTTGATTTGGCTGCTTAATTAATGTAATATTTAAAAAATAGAGGAGAAATTTTTTATGGCAAGTTCATATTCTACGGATCTTAAATTAGAACTCATGGTAACTGGTGAAAACGCTGGTACATGGGGTGATAAAACAAATACAAATTTAAATTTAGTACAACAAGCTATAGCTGGTTTTGAACAAATAACATTATCTGCAGGAAGCTCGACTGCTTTAGTCATGTCAGATGGTGCTTTATCAAATGCAAGAAACCTTGTAATAAAATTTGCAACCATCACAGCAACGTCAGGTACTATTTGCACAATACCAGATTCAATTGAAAAATTTTATATTTTTGACGTAACAGCTGTTACGAACCCAACGAATCTTACAATCAAAACTGCTTCAGGAACGGGCTTTACACCTGATGCACAAAAAATTTACGCTGCTTATTCAGATGGAACAAATTTAAATGAAGTTTCATTAGACACTTTAGGTGGCTCAATAGGAACAGCACAAGTTGCAGACTCGGCAATTACAACTGCTAAGATAGCTGATGATGCTATAACTTCAGCAAAAATAGCAGATGATGCCGTAGTGGCTGCCGCTATCGCTGACGATGCTGTTGGAACTGCAGCGATTGCTGATGATGCAATCACAACTGCTTTAATTGCAGACGATGCTGTTGGTGCTGATCAATTAGCAAACACTACAGTAACGGCTGGTTCATATACAACATCTGACATAACAGTTGATGCACAGGGAAGAATTACTGCAGCCTCTTCAGGAAGTGGAGGCGGAATCACAAATATAGAAATTTTTAAAAGAGGTCCTGCGAGTGGTACACATACCGGTCCTGGAAACTCTTCAGCAGTTTACGCTTACATGTCCTCAGGTGGAGGCGGAGGCGGATCTGCAGCTCACGGGCACAGTGCAGCAGGTGGTTCTCCAGGGGCTTTTGGTATTTACAGAGCAAATATTTCACAACCTTTCTCTACACCTTACGCAGTAGGAGCTGGAGGTTCTGGAGGAAATTCAAATAATCCTGGAGGAGCGGGAGGAGCTACGACATTCCACAACTTTACAGTAAATGGTGGTAATGGCGGAGGCGGAACTGGCTCAAGTCCAAGTGCTACACCAGGAAACCCAGGAAATGCTCCAGGTGCTTTTATTGATTTATCAACTAACTGGGGAAATAATAATCCTCAAGTTTGGTGGGGGCCAGCTGGTGGAGGGCCTGGTGGATCAGGAAATGGCGGTCCTGGAACTGCAGGAACATTACAAGTTTGGGAAGGATAATAAATGACTAAGTTTGTTTTTCAAAAAGGTTGCGAAAACATACAGGGAAGTATGTATGGAATAGCAAAAGATAATATTGATTTAGCATCTCGTGGTGTAACCGAAGATGTTTATAAAATTATTGATGCTAGTGATGCTGAGTACGACTCTATAAGATTAGATCAAAAAAACTGTTATTATAATAATGATGGGTTAGTGTGGAATGATGGAAATTGTTCCTTTGCGTCTTTGGAAGCTTTACAAGAAAGTATTAATGGAATGTCCTTATCAGGTTTTGACCACAACACAGCTTATGATGATTGTATAAATGAATTAAAAACAAAAACTTTTGATAATTATACATTTCCATTAGTAAAAACAATTCCTGAAATTGCAGAAGAAAAAGGAATTACTTGGGTTAGCCATTACGAATTTCTGTAGTTGATTATCTAAATAATTAATATATAAAGGTTTCATGGAAATAGAATTTTCAGCGCATGAAGATTATGTACAATTAAAAGAAGATTATCCTACTCCTATTAAAACAAATATTCCAAAATGGTTCAAAGAATTAACTCACGGTAGAACAGAAGATAACGCAGTATTTAAAAGAACAATAAAGGGCTGTATGCCTTTTTTAGAAACTTTAACAAACGGTTATCTACTAAAAGTTCCAACAGATTATCTTATTAAACATGGCACAGAAAAAAATGATAAAGATGAACCAATAACTAGTAGTGAAACATCTTTTGATGCACATCAAATGGATATGCAATTATATGTAAGGGGACACAACATTTCTGGAGCCACTTGTCACCCGATAGAGCAACTAAAGGGATCTCCTTTTATAGAAAAAAATGGCAACATGCCTTTTCACAAAATATTAAATCCTTGGCAAATAAAAACACCAAAAGGTTATTCTTGTTTATTTACAAACCCAATGAATAACAAAGAGCAAGATTTGTTTTCAATAATACCAGGGATAGTACACACAGATAAATTTCCGCAAGAAATTAATTTTCCTTTCATTATTAACTTTGAAAAATATGGACCTAAACAATTTATTATTAAAAAAGGCACACCATATGTTCAAATAATACCTTTTAAAAGAGATAATTGGAAAATGAAAATAAGAAGCAAAACAAGTGACCAAACGAAAATTAAAAATATGTGGGCTTTACAATTTATTAATCGCTACAAAGAAAGAATATTTAACCCTGAAAAAACATCATGGACGTAAAAGCATTCATACCTCTCAAATTAAATTTTTTAGATAAAGAAACTCATTATAAATTATTTAAATGGGTTAAAAATGATTTATTTTATGAGCCTGCTACAATTGTGGGAAGACAAAGCGAACAAAAGGTTCATCAAGAAGTAAGAAAAGTAAAAGAGTGTGGTATAAATAATAATACAGACTTAGTATCTGAAAAAAGTTATACTAGTATTTTTTGGTATAATTTTTTAGTAAATAAATTTTTGTTTTTTGTACAAGAATTTTTTCAAAAAAATAATATGCCTGTACAACAGTATGATTCAAATATGGAAATAACAATTTTAAAATATGAAAAGACAGATCATTACATACATCACATTGATTATCATGCAAGCACACCAAGACATTTAAGTTTTAGTTACATATTAAATGATGATTTTGAAGGTGGAGATTTAGAATTTCATTTGGCAAGAAATGAAGTTTTAAGATTGCCAGCAGAAGCAAACTCATGTGTAATGTTTCCAAGTAATTTTATGTTTCCACACAAAGTGACTGAAATAAAAAAAGGTGTGAGGTATGTTATAGTAGGATGGATGAGATAATGAAAGAACCTATTGTAGTAAGTGGATTTTTAAAACAAGATGAAATAAGTCATTTATCTGCAATGGGTAAAATATTGATGAGATCTAATAAACATTTTTTTGATTACCAAGATGGTGCTTCGACATCTTATTATAGTCATCCTGCAATAGAGGCTTTGTTAATAACCAAACTCGAAATAATGAAAGATGCAACTAAAAAAAATTTAGCACCTGGTTATTCTTATTTTAGAATTTATAATAAATATGCATATTTAAAAGAGCACAAAGATAGACCAACTTGTGAGTGGAGTGTGACAGTATTTGTTGACTCATGTGGAACTTATGATTGGCCTATTAAAATGGATGGTAAAGATTATTTTTTAAAAAAAGGTGATGCTATTATTTATCGTGGTTGTGATTGGAAACACTCCAGAGATGAATTTTTAGGGGACTGGCAGTTTCAATGCTTTTTACATTTTGTTGATATGGATGGTCCTTACAAACATCTAATATTTGACGGTAGAAAAACTTTAGGGGATTCAAAAGAATTTGTATGAAATTTTATGTTAAAAAAGATGGCTCTGAAGCTATTATGTCTTTTTCTGATGAGGAAGTAGAAATTTTAAAAAAAAATAATAATAATTTTACTTTAAGAAGAAAAGATTTACCACATTTTAAAAATCATTTAGCCAGAATAATAACTGATTTAGCTGACGTAATACCTGATAAAACTCAATCTTACGGTCATGAAGAGTTTAAGCCCCTAGACATTTCAAAGAAAAAATAGATATGGTATAATAATTTATGCCATTAACAAATGTACAAATACAACCTGGTTTTAATAAGCAAATCACTGAGGCTGGTGCTGAGGGTCAATGGGTAGATGGTGATTTTGTAAGATTCAGATATGGACTTCCTGAAAAAATTGGAGGTTGGGAACAACTTTTAGCTTCAACAATAGTTGGAGCTGCAAGAGAGCAATTTTCTTGGAGTGATTTAGATGGAAGAAGATACTCAGCAATAGGAACAAACAAAGTTTTAGTAGTTTACTATGAGGGTTCATTTTATGATATTACTCCCTTAGCCACAGCTATAACTGGTTGTACCTTTACCACTGTAAACGCGTCAGCAACAGTTACTGTAAATAAAGCAGCACACGCGTTAGAGGTCGGAGATTTATTTACTTTTACTTCTGTAACTCCTCCAACAGGCGCAGGATACTCTGCTAGTGATTTTACAACTAACACATTTCAGGTTGTTACTGTTCCTACAAATGACACTTTCACAATAACAATGGCCTCAGCTGCAGGGACAACTGTAGCAGCGAGCGGTTCTGCAACTTTAAACCCTTATGTAAAACCAGGATCTTTGGCGCAGACTTATGGTTTTGGTTGGGGCACAGGAAGTTGGAGTGGTGGACAACAATTATTTTCAACATTAAATGGTTCCTTAAACGATGACACAGCAGGAACAGGTGGTTCAGGGACATCAATCACTCTTGCATCAACAACGGGTTTTCCAACCTCAGGAACTATAAAAGTCGGTGCAGAGTTTATATCTTATACAGGAGTTTCATCAAATGACTTAACTGGAATTACAAGGGCCGCTGCTGGAACGAGATCTGCTCATTCCTCAGGTGCTTCAGTTCAGTTTTTTACAGCTTGGGGTCAGGCTTCATTAACCTCTACTTTAGCAATAGATCCTGCATCTTGGTCATTAGATAATTTTGGAGAACAATTAATTGCAACAGTTAAAAATGGTAAGTCTTTTTCTTGGAATCCTATTAACGCAGATCCAAATGCTTTGACTACAAGAGCTGTAGTAATATCTAATGCTCCTACTAATTCTGTCATGTCATTAGTGTCTGACAGAGATAGACATTTAATAATGTTTGGAACACAAACGACCATAGGTTCAAGTGCTACTCAAGATAAATTATTCATAAGATTTTCAGATCAAGAAGATATAACTGATTATACTCCTACGTCTGTAAACACCGCTGGTTCTATTAGATTGGATTCAGGAACTAAAATAGTGGGTGCTGTAAAAGGTAAGGACTATACATTTATTTTAACGGATACCTCAGCATATGTGATGCAGTTTGTAGGGCCTCCATTTACTTTTTCAATCAGACAAGTAGGATCTAATTGCGGAGCTATAGGTCAACACTCTATTAGATATGTAAATGGAGCTGTTTACTGGATGGGTGAGTCAGGTGGTTTTTTTGTGTATGATGGTACTGTTAAATCCTTACCTTGTTTAGTTGAAGATTTTGTTTTTAAAACAACTGGTAGTAATTTAGGAATTAACTTTGATGAAGGTGAGTCTGTTTATGCAGGATTAAATCATTTATATGAAGAAGTTACATGGTTTTACGCAAAGAGTGGAAGCAACCAAATTGACAGATGTGTAACATATAACTATCAAGATGGAATATGGGCTACCGGATCTTTAAACAGAACAACTTGGATGGATGCATCTTTATATTCTAATGTTTATGCAACCGAGTTTGAACCTACCTCAGTTCCAACTTTTCCTACTATTCAAGGTGTAACGAACGTAAATGGTGCAACCATATACTATCAACATGAAACGGGCACAGATCAAGTTGATTCGGCTGGGGCTGCAACAGCTATTCCAGCTTTTATACAATCAGGAGATTTTGATTTGAATGTAGATGGAGATGGTCAAATGTTTATGAGCATAAGAAGATTTATTCCAGATTTTAAAGTTCTACAGGGTAACGCAAGAATAACAATTAATTTAAAAAGGTTTCCCTCACAAACATCGACATCATCACCATTAGGGCCTTTTACTATTAACAGTTCTACAGAAAAAGTAGATACAAGAGCTAGATCAAGATTCGCAAGTCTTAAAGTAGAAAATACAACAACAAATGAAAGTTGGCGTTACGGAACTTTTAGAGCTGACATACAACCTGACGGAATGAGATAATGGCAAGAATAGATATTGTTATACCAGAACCTTCAACTCAATATACTGAGGAAAATCAAAGACAAATTAATCAGTCTTTACGAACAATGCAAGATAAGTTAAATACATCTTATCAACAAGAATTAAAAAATGAACAAGATACATTCAACTTTTTTTTATCATGACAATTCAATATAAAAACGCAGGTATAAATTTATCAAGCACAGGAACAGTTTCAGTTCTTACCTCTCCATCAGGAGCTAGATGTTTAATAAAACAAATACAAATAGATAATACATCTGGGAGTCCAGTAAATTTATCTGTGCAAGTTACTGATACTTCAGCTTCATCAACATTTAGAATACACGGAAACCCTATACCTGCAACAACCACAGTTAATATTATTAGTCAAACTTTAGTTCTTGAAGAAAGTGATGTTTTAAAAATGACTGCAGGGACTGCAGATGAACTGCAAGGAATAATTAGTTATGCACAAATAGATAGATCTCAAGAAAATGGGTAAGAAAAAGCCATTATTCGGTGTAAACACATACAAGGGTTCAACAAGAAAAAAAAGACCTGGTAGACATAAAAAAAGACTTAATAAAAATGAAAAAAGGATGTATAAGAAATACAACAGACAAGGAAGATAATTATGAGTGACTTACCTAGAATACCTGCAGAAGCAAAAGAAATCATAAAAAATAAAAGAACTGGAAAAATTTACGCTAGTAAAGAAGAGTTCGATGCAGATGTAGCAGATCCTAATACCGATACTACAAAAGATGATTTTAGACAGGATTTAGAAATTAAAGTGACAAGAGTAAATATAGAAGCGTTTACAAAAAAATAATGGAACCTAGAGGCGCAACTGAGATACAGCATGAGTTGTTAGAAAAACACGTATCCAAAGACCTATTAGATAAAGTACAAATATGTACTTCAATACCAGGCAAAGTTCCATTAGATCCAAAAAAAATAAACATATTATGGCAAAAAAATTCATATGATCAAGGTAACTTGCAAGAATTTTTTTTAAACAAAGATAGATTTAACGAGTATGATTGGTATGTTTTTAACTCACATTGGAACTACGAAAAGTTTAGATACTTTTTTCAAATACCAGAAGACAAATGCGTTGTAATTAAAAATGGTGTTGATAATTTTCCACAAAGAAAAGTATACAAAAAAGGCGATCCAATTAAAATTATACATCACTGCACACCTTGGAGAGGATTGAATGTTTTATTACTTGCAATGCAGATGTTAAGAAACGAAGATATTACACTAGACGTATATAGTTCATGTCAAGTTTATGGCAGTGAGTTTGCTGAGGGTCATGAAAAAGCTTTTAAACCTTTATTTGAACAAGCATCGTCCTTACCTAATGTTAATTATATAGGTCACAAATCACACGAGTATATTAAAGAGCATATTTCAGATTATAATTTATTTGTTTATCCATCAATATTTGAAGAAACTTTTTGTGTATCAGCTTTAGAAGCATTAGCTGCGGGCTTACATGTTATTACAACAAATTTTGGTGCTTTACCTGAAACTTGTTCAGAATGGCCTGTGTATGTTAACTATACTAAAAATCATGAACTCTTAGCTGAGTCTTTTGCTCATGCGATAGATGCTTCAAAAGTATATTTACATGAGGACGGGATGCAAAAATATTTGGATGATCAACAAAAATTTTATAAAAAATTTTATAGTTGGGATAGAAAGGGCTCTGAGTGGACTAATTTTTTAACAGGAGCTGTGCATGTCAAACGATAAATATATCAATAAAGATACTTATCAAACCATACAAAGAGTAGAAGTGCAATCTGATTTTGGTGCAGCTATTAAACCATTATGGAAAAAACAAGAAAATAAAGTTAAAGAAAAAACTAAATATTCACAAAAAATACTGATTGGTACACCTGTACATAGTGATGTATCAATACACTACACACAAGCTCTATTAGAATTTCAACAAGAATGTTTTAAAAAGAAAATAGGTTTAAGTTTTTCTTTAATTAAATCATCCTTAGTTACTCAGGGTAGAAATCTTTGTGTCGCAAGTTTTTTGGAGTCTGATGCTACACATTTATTATTTATTGATTCAGATATTTACTTTCAGGCAAAATCTATATTTTCAATGTTAAAAGCAGATAAAGACATTATTGGAGTTCCATATCCAGTAAAAACTTTAATGTGGGAAAAAGCATTTGAAAAAATGCAGAAGGGTGAAATTAAATCACCTGATGATATTAGGAGAGCTTTAAATACATACCCTATGAAAGTTCCTAATATTAAAGATATTGATCTACAGGATGGAGTTATGGAGGTAACAGATGCTCCAACTGGTTGTATGTTAATAAAGAGGTCAGTTATCGACAAGATGATTAAAGAATATCCTGATAAAAAAATAGTCCAAAAAACTATTATAAACGGTCAATTTGTAGATAAACCTAATATGTGGAACTTTTTTGATACCACTCATGATCCTGTAGAAAAGACTTATCTTGGGGAAGATTTCTCTTTCTGTAAGTTATGGACTGATTTAGGTGGTAAATGTTACGCCTATGTTAACGATGCTATAGTTCACGTGGGTGAACATCAATATCAAGGTCGTTTCCACGATGAGTTGATATTAAAGTAGTAAAATGGTATTATTCTTTATTTAGATCTAAAAGGAGTATATTTATAATGTTGAATTTCTTACCTTATGCCTTGGCTGCTTATGGTGGTTATAGAGGTTATAAGGCAAATAAGGATGCAGGTGCATCTGGCTTAAACAGAATATTAGGTGGAATAACAGGAGCCGCTGCAGGTTATTACGGTGGTAAAGGTTTACTATCGGGTGGATCGGCTTTAAACATTCCTGGGTTTCAAGCAGCACAAAGTAAATTTACCCCTTTCACACAAATACCAGGAATTTCAAATATGATTCCACAATTTTTCAAAGGACAACCAACTAACGTGTTACAAGCAGGTCAACAACAAATGACTGGCTTTGGTGATACGGGAATGCCTACAGAAACTATAAGTGATGTTCTGCAACAGGGGGGTGTCAATGTTGGAGGTGGATCTATGCAGCAAGGTCCTGATAACAGAAATATGTTACAAAAATTATTAATGAGAAGAAAAAGAACTAAAGAGGGTGAACTTACAAAAGATTTAGCTTATGAAATCGATCCATTTAAAGCTGGTACTGCTTTAGCTATAGGGTCTTATTTAGGTGGAGCTTTTGATAGAAAACCACAAGACATATACATGCCAGGATACAATCTTGGAGTAGCTGATTTACAAAGAGAAAGGGGAGGATTTAGATATATTGATCCTTCTACTGGACAAGAAAAAGAATATGACAGTATATATATTCCTGAAGCAGATCCTAAGAACCAAGGTGCTTTTAGGTTAGGTAATATTTCAATGAACAAAACAACTTTGAAAGAAGGTGGTTTAGCAGAAATTAGAAAATTTAACGAAGGTGGTATAAATTATTTACCATCAAAAGTAAGTCATGATGAAAACGATTCAAACAATTATGTAAGAGCCTCAGGATACGTGGAAGACGGATCAGGCAATGGAGATAAAGACGAGGATACAATGTTAGCTCAATTAGCAGACGGAGAGTTTGTAACAAGAGCTGATGGAGTATTAGGTGCTGGAATCCTAGCTGGTGGAAACCCCAACAGTATGAAGGACATGAGAGAAAAAGGTGCCCAATACTTCTATGAACAACAAAGAAGATTCAAAAGAATCTTTGATATTATAGAAAGTAAAAATGGCAAAAACAGCACGATCAATTAAACCTAGAGTTAGCATAGTACCTGTACAACCAACAGAAGTTTCAAAGTATTGGTTACTTGCAGAATTTATGGTTGCTGAAGCATTAAAATACTCTGGTAAATATGCAGATCCAAAACACATATACGATTTATTGTTAACCGATCAAATGCAAATGTTCATTATGTTTGGTAATGATGAAGTAGAACACAGTAAAGTATTTGGTATAGCTGTAACAAGAATTGGTGAATTACCAAATTATAATCAATTAGAAATAGTAATTTGCACTGGCTCACGGAGAGAACTTTGGGAAGATAAACTTGTAGAGGAGATCACAAAGTTTGCTCAACAAAACGATTGTAAAAGATTGTGTATTTGGGCTAGACCAGGTTGGGAAAGAGTATCAAAAAAATGGGGCTGGGAAAAGAAACATGTACAATTAGTAAAGGATCTTAAATGAGTTTTGTAAGTAATATTTTAGGTGGTGGGTCGAGACCTTCAGCACCGTCAGGTGGTGGAGCACCTTCAACAACAACATCTTTTGTAAGGGAAGCTCCTGGTATAGAGGAAAGAAAAATAGAATTAATGGATCTTGCACGACAGGTTGCACAAAAACCTGTTGCGATACCAAGTATTCAAGTTGCACCTTTATCAGCGTTAGAACAACAAGGAATAACGGCTGCCGGACAAACAGGAGTTGGAGCAGGGACAACGGCTCAAGGAATAGCACAATTACAGGCAGCGGCAACACCTATTGGTCAACAACAAATATCTCAATTTATGAATCCTTTTCAACAATTTGTAACTGATGAAATTTTAAGACAAGGTGCGGGAATGCAAAATAGATTAGCAGCTCAAGCAGTTAGAGCAGGAGCCTTTGGAGGTGGAAGAGAAGGTGTTCAACAAGCAGAATTACAAGATAGAATATTAAGTCAAATAGGACAAGCTCAACAACAAGGTTTTAATACTGCATTACAAGCAGCTCAAGATCAACAACGTGTAGGTTTAGGTGCAGGTCAACAATTATTAGGCGCAGGTCAACAGCAACAACAAATGGCAGCACAAGATTTAAGTCAATTATTTGGTGCTGGAGGATTACAAAGACAACTAGCTCAACAAGCTTTGGACGCTCAAAGAGCATCAACATTACAACAATCTTTTGAACCTTTCCAAAGAGCAGAATTTTTATCAAACATTTATGCTGCGGGACCTAAATCTCAATCTGGAATCACTGCAACAACTTCTCCTCAACCAAGTCCTTTGGCTCAAGCAGTTGGCACTGGTTTAGGTGCATTTACAGCTTTCCAAGGTATGCAGGGCGGTAAATAGGATGCACTATGAACAAAGTATTAAATAGACCTTTATTTAGAAAAGAAGCTTTACGTAAGGGAGCTATAAAACCAATACATGCACAAACTGGTATTATGGTTGGTCAACCAATAAATAATCCTAATCCACAAATAAATCCAAGAACACCGGTCCCTGCAATAAGACCAAATATTATGAGAAGAGCGATTGGTGATTTAAGAGCTTTTGTACAAAGACCAGGACAATTTTTTAATCCTAAAGTTAATAGATTTAGACCAGGGGCAGGCACAGCAATGTTTCTTGGTGTAGAAGGACTTGCACCTATAATTGGAGCAGGTAGAAGAAAGTTAGGTCTTTCTGATGAAAGTGCTTTGGCACCTTTTATTGATTATGGTTTAGGTGGATTACTTACTATGACACCAATAGGAAGAGCTGTTGGACTTACAGCTTTAGCTGGTAGAACAGCTTTAGGTGCAAAAGATTACGTGCAAGGTAAAAAAATAGGGACAACCATGTCAGCATTATCTCCTAATTTAGGAGAGCCTTTAGGACTATTTGATAGGCCAATATCTGGCGCAACTGCGAGAAGAAAATCAAGAAGAGGAGAAACAAGTGCTATTACATTAGATGATATTGCAAAAGCAGATGAGCAAGGGTTTACCGTTTCACCAAGAAAAAGAGCAAGGCAAGGTCAACAAACCACTGATGTAGCCACATTACCACAAAACACAACTCAAATAGGTAAGGATAAAACTATTGATACTGCTAAAATTGCAGAGAATGCTATAACACCTAATCCTCAATTAGACTTTCCAATGGTGTCAATGCCAGAGCAACCAAAAGTGCCTGGTGTTAAAGAAAAAGATAAGAATCTAGAAAAATTAGATAAACCAAAAACTGACCCAGACAGTGCAGATCTTGATACTATTAGAGCTAATTCACCTTTAATGGAACAGTTAAAATTAGCAAGACAAATTAGAGATGAACTATCTCAGGGTAGATCTTCACAGGCAAAATTAATTTTTTTAAGCAATCTTGCATCTGGACTATTAACAGGCACTACAAAAAAAGCAGGCTTAGGTGGAGCACTTGAAGTGTTTGGTCAAGCACTAGGACCAGCTGTAAACAATATGGTTATGGTAAAAATGAAAGAAGATGAAATAGAACAACAATTAATGGGTAGAGCATTAGAATTTTCAACTGACTTTTTAAAAGCACAAAATCAAGCATTTGAAATGCCAGACACTTTATCAGCTGGTGTAATTCAATATACAAACGCTGCTGGAAGAACTGTAAACAAACCAGGTAGAATATTAAAAGATGGCACTAAACAAGTTGCAGATGGAGTTGACCGAAGAACTGGATTAACAATTTTCAGAACAGTTGATCCAAATCTAAACTTTATACCTAATGATGATCAAAACAAAGAAACGTTAGATTTAGCAAAACAAATAGCTGGTAAATATGCAGCTGTAAATTTAATTAACAGATCATTAGGAATTATAGCAGAAGGTAAAGCTGAAGCTGGTGTAACTGGTGCTATTGGATTATATGGTGGCCGTTTAACAGAAGCGTTAGGTGACGTTTTAGATTTTGTCAAAATAGGTGGGGATGATATAGACGTAATGAATAGCCAGGGTAAAGCAACATTTGAAGCTCAAACATTAAAAGCAGCAGCAGACTTAGCTGCAATGGAACCTGAAAAATTTAAAACTGTAGAAGCAGCAAGAAACTTTTTAGAAAATAAGAAAAAAGGAATAGGTAAATATAAAGATTTCAAAGGGAGCGCACTTAAAGATGCCCAAAAAAGATTAGAAGGGGGTAGTAAATTAGATTATGAAAGACTTGCTATTAATGAAACTGTTCTTGTTTATAAACTTGCAAACTCACTCAAATCAAAAGATCGATTAACTCAAAAAGATATTGAAATGGCTAAAAATCTTGTAAAAGTATTTCCTTTATTAAGAGGTGATAAAAACGTAAGAGCTTCATTAATTGCAGTAGCTGAAACAATTTTAGATGATATTAAACAACAAGAGAGATTATACGAAAGAGCTGGTGG